GAAGTAATTGCTGATGATACTCTTCTAAAGGTATAGTCATTTCTGACTCATATCTGTCAATCTGTTCCCCACGCTTCAAGTCTCCAAGACTTTTGGGGCCATACCTTTTGGACATGGGAGGTTCATATGAAAAATAAGGTTCCTCATATTCTCTCCCTTCACGTTCTGCTTTACGTTCATCTTCTCGATTGAAATTAGGATTCCTTTCATGTTTTAAATATCGAATAGCATCAGGATGGTCATAATAATCCTCTCCAAATTGCATGACATTTTGAATTTCGGCCAAGGCTCTAGTACCAACCATATGCATTTCAACTTCAGCATAATTATGTCCTAGTCCGTCACCTTTATCGTGTGTCTGATTTTTAATACTATTTAAATAATACTGAGCAACTGGTACTGGGTCATTTTCCCCATGCATTTCATGTGGTTTGCTGTAAACCCTTGACAGAGTATCCAGAAGTTTCTGATGTTCTTTACTCCCCGATGCAGGAATCCCAAAACTTTGATTGCCTATATTCCTACCAGTCTGTTGTACAGATTGAGAAGCATCCTGCCACTGGGGGTTTAACTCACTACCTTGTCTTGGGCTAGGTGGTTTATCAGCATACCAATCTACTGGGTCATCGGGTGCGTCTTCTGGTTGAGTTGTATACCCAATCTTTTGAATAGCTACAAATTTCATTAACTTTAGAAGAGAGTTTTCCCAGTTTTCCCGCCAAGGCTTTTTAAGCTCACTCTGTCTTTCTGTCTCTGATTCTCTAATAGCATCATGAAATCCTTTAGGTCTTTCTCCCCCATATTCAGAAGGGGGAAACGAGGGTGGGCCTTGGAGTTCTGGGTCTTTCTCATCCCCAGAATATTCGGGCATTCCCATGATATCAGCTTCTTGTTCTCTACGTTCTCTAAGCATATCACGTAATCTTCCAGAGTCTTCTCTGCGAGATGGAGACGAGGCTTCATGGGCTGACACATCAGCCTTATCTTCTCTTTCCCGTTCCTTTTCTCTCCATGCTACACCACGTAAATCAGGAGTTGTTCTACCACCATGGGCAGCAATATTCATAGAAGATGGATGTACTACATCAGGAGGATTTTTAAACGAGGATGGCTCCAAACTCCCTGCCTCATCAGCACGGGGTTTTCCTGGGAAGTCTTCAGGATTATTCCTAGGGTCTTCCCATTTAGCTTCATCATCCCCCGCTACAGGAGCCTTCATTAGCTTTAGAAGAGTCTTTTGTATATTATGAATTGGCATCATTCTCTTCCTCGCCATCATAAGACCATTCCCCTTGTTTATTATTGCCAGTGGGGGAATAACTTATCTTAGGATTGTCTGATGGCCCATTTGTAGGCTTCTTTATTTGGCCCTGGTAAAAGCCGAAGGTAGCCTTCTCTATGAAGTTTACACCAAGCGGGGTTAGGTCAGCAATATAATCTGTACCGTCCTGGCTGAACCACATCTTCTTACCATCATTAGATACCTGTTTAATGATAGGTGTTAGGAAACCCTTTTCCATAATGCCCTGTACCCAATTTTGGGGTTTATCCAATTCTACCATTTTGGTGGGGTCATCATCTGACTTTCTTGCTTCACCATATGTATCTATGTCTGTTTCAAAACCATCTGGACGGTGGGGCCTTGAATTCCATAGATAGTCTTTAGACTTGTCTACATCCATCTGTTGCATGGGCATAGGAGGTATAGGAGCAGCACCCCCGCCTTCCCCACCACCAGGAGCAGCACCCGTCCTACCAGGAGCCTGATTGACCCCTGGAGGGCCAGCAGGAGCCTGTTGAGGGGCCTGTTGTTGCTGTTGAGCAGCCTCTTGTTGCTGTTGCATCTGTTGCATCTGCTGTTCCTGTTGTTCCAGGCCCATAGCCAACTGTTCTCCTTGCATTTCTGCCATTGGTACGGCCTTACCAAATATCATGAATTCAGCATCTTCTACAGGTACCCCATCTGCCTTCAATCTAACGTCAAAACCTAGACCAATAAACTGTTGGGCAATCTGGGCCTTCTGTTGGGAGAAACTGATTCTGGTAGCTTCGGCCTTCTCCTCAGGGTTGGGTAATTTAAGCCCCCAATCAGTAATTCCGAATGCTTCCAGAATTTGGGGGAATACCTTCTCATGGAACAATCGTTGGTCACCTTCAACCACTCGGCTCATGACTACCAACTGTTGAGTCTGGGTACTAAGGCCACCAAATGCTTCTGGTGCGCCCTGCCATGCAGGAGTAACGCCCCACATAGCTGCAATACGTTCCCTAATCTCATTCCTTACTGGTAGATAGTCCATTTCATTGAGCGTATGGAACAACCGTACCATATCTACTCTACCCCTATTATTTCGGGATGATACAGCCACCATAGGGATATAGTTCGGGTCAAGTCTTGTCTGAGCGGCAATCTGTTGTCTTTCCCTTCTCAGAGATTCGGGGTCATCCGTAAATACCATCATCATACTAGCTGGCATTTTGCGTTCAAAGAAATATCGGTATAGATTTTTATCCATTCCTATCAAAGTAAGGGCTTTCTCAAAAATAGTGAGGATTGGACTCCATCCATATGTTTCAGATGGAGAGAATTTAGATAAATGGATGACTTCTCCATCAAATAAGAAAATATGTTGGTTTCTGTGATAATACTTATACATCACAGGCTGCATATCTAACTCACAATCATCTTTATGGCATTCTCCAGGTTCTTCTTTAACATCTTCTCTATGAATAGGGCACATAAAGTGAGCATTCTTAGGAAGTCCCGCAGCGTCTAGGTCAAACTCAATTAAGGCAGGATTTAACCTACGAATCTCATTAATTTTAGACCTTAGAGTATCATCATCAGCTTTTTTATATTCCTTTACTAAATAAATAAATGCGTCATCAATGGAATTGAGGTCGAAATGAAACTGACGTAGTACTTCTTCTAAACTCTGGTCAAAAATATTACAATCATCCATAAATTTGACTAAACGTTCCTGTTGTTCTGGGTCAGGGTCTTCCACTAGAGGCACCCATTCAATTCCCCGCCTAAAAACTTCCCCCGTAATGTGACTGATAGGAGAACGAACTTCCTCAATGGAGAAAGCCAGCATTTGCAAGTCCATAACTAGCTGTTGGCGATAGGCCATTTGGTGACGTACCCACGTATTCACCACATGGTCTAGACCAATGGTGGGGGCACGTCCAGTCTCCCCACCAGACTGTTTCATTATATCTAGGAAACTTATTTGCTCATTCATATTTATGAGGGTTTGAGCAAGTTTAGGAACTTCGGGTAGATAATCCGCTAATTTCATATGTTATTCCTCAGTAAGACTTTCTATATCTGCTATAGAGACAATCTTTAGAATGTTGGTCATAGCCATTTCTTTCAGCATATAACCTTCCGTTCTTTTGGGGATTTTAGTCTCTACTTTTTTACCTTGTGTGCCCAATAAGGCTTTAAGGTCAGCTATTTCTTCGTCTTTTTCCATCAATTCTTCGTCTGAATCACCACCACCGCCACCACCTAAATTGGCGTTTTGTAATACTCCTTGCCTAGCAGCTTCTTTTACTAAAGCTATGAAAGCCCCCTCTGTAAGTATAGTAACAGCAGAACTATCATCTGGTACCTCATCATCTGGCCCCAGATTCACTAAATCATTATGCCACGTATCTAATATACGCCATGTATTAGTTGTTTCATCCTTATTGGCGGTATATTGTAATTCTCGTTCTTTTAAGAATATTCCTACCATACTTACCTCCCGCTATACTATTATACTTTAAAATATCAATTACTTACGAAATGGTGCAAGCACTCCAACCGCAAACTTTGCAGGATTCGCAACCATCTGCCTGAACTATCATAGGATTATCGCATCCACAAAGCTCAATGTCAAGTGCTATCTCCGATTTATGTCCATTCACCAATACCTCTTTCTCTCGGCTTCCGTTTCGATATACAGTAATCCCTTTACATCCTGTTTGCCAAGCTTGCATATAGGAATCATATACATCGGTTGGGGTTGCCTCTTTAGCAAAATTAATAGTCTTGGAAATACCAGAATCTACTGACTTTTGGAAAGCAGCTTGCATTAGGACGTGGTGTTCGGGGGATATTTCTG